GAAGGCATACCATGAGTTCTAATGCACTAGTATACTTATTTTTGTTTTCTAGCTTATCAAATACCATGCTTAATTTAAAAAAGATATCCCAATAGCCAGTTGTTTTTTCTTTCCCATTTACATCAATGAAATGGTACTCCTCAGTTTTTTCATTAAACCAAGGTGTACGGTCATTTCTTTGAATTAATGTAAATACTGGGTCATGGAGCTTTTCTAAAATGTTAGCACATTCTGCATTGAATTCAGCTACTCTAATTAATTTTTCATACATATTAATCTCCTATCAAACCCATTTCATACACCCTATACGCATATATCTAAGAATTTTTTCATCTGTTAAAGGTTGTGCGTTTTTACGTTTCTTAGCTTTCTTTTTAAAGCCACCGAATACATAATAAGCACCTTCTTCATCTTCTTTTCTATCCATTATAATAAGACCCGCGTCTCCTAGTTTAGAATCAATGAAATCTTTATGTTTTTCATACACATCACTAGGCAATGCATAATACAAATAAGATACATCTTCACTGTCATGATATCTAGGTTTATGAAAATCATTTTGGAAATCAATTTTATTTATTTTAATTTCAACTTCTGTTAAACGTCTACTTTTTAGATTAAAATATACGAAATCTGCTTCGTATTCTCTTTTGCCAGGAGTATACATACTTACATTAGGGATGCAAATATTTTTAAGATATAATTGTTTGGCGAGAATATATTAAAATGTAGTTTCGCTTTTCCATCTACACATATTAATATTTATTTTATTCCTCATTTTTAATCACCTATTTATTTAACGCACCAGAAATAATATCCATATAATCTTTAAGATTGTTTTTGAATACTTCATTAGCGAAATTTAAATTATCTGGTGTAACCATATTAGCAATATACATAGCGATAATAGTTTCTTTTGACGGAATAAAAATTACCAATAATGGACAAATAATAGTTAATGCTATCAATAATTTAATAAACGGTTTAATTTTCTTTTCTTCACGATTATAAAATACAGCGATAGCATCATCTGATTCAATAAATGTGCCTATAACAATAAGAATATCTAAAACACATACAACAAATGTAATAGCATTAAAAAAGTTTCGTAAATGTTCTACAATTGATACCAAATAAATTAGCCACGGATTAACAATAGGTTCCATATGGGCCCTCCTCTTCTTTGCTTAAAAAAACTTCAGAGAATATGTCGCAAATGAAATTAAGCCATTCGTTTTTAAGTTCATTAAAATCTTCGGCAATAACTTGAACAATTTCATAACGTTGTTTATTATCTTCTTTATAAGAAACATATAATTTTAAATTAGCTATTGGATTACTATTAAATTCAATATGTTCAATACATTTATGAGCCAAATAATATTTATCAAAATAAACCACTAAATTATTAATAGCACATTTATTTAATTTTGTTTGAATCAATAGTCCCTCTTTACCATAGTTATTTATATTAAAATTTTCTACACTATAATATTGTTTCATTTTTCTTCCTCCCATATCATGTTCTTTAACGAATTGTTCCCAATCTTCTTGCGAAGTTTTATCTAATTCTTCGAACATGGTTTCCCAAAATTTTTCATTGTCTATCATATCAATAATCATCTTCTTTAAAATACCAACCGTATTTTTCTAAAGACTTTTCTGTTAAATAAAGAGACATTCCACTTACATCTTCTTTTATTTCTCCGTTATCAAAACGAATTACAATATTATTAACGTAAGTATATTTTCCATCTCCGGCCCAATCATAATCTAAGATTTTACATTGACGACCATCTTTATAATAAAAATCTAAATTTCCAAGTTTAAAATCTTCGATATCATAATCATCGAAATTATACATTTTATCATCAAGACGATATCTTTCATTGATAATTTTAATAAAGTTATCTTGGTATCTTAATAGCAATTGCTCGTTCATTTTTTTACTCCTTATAAACTATCTAATTAATTCGTTTTCTGTAGTAAATTTATGAGCAGGAAGGCTCATAATCTCTTTTTTCATTTTATTATATATTTTATCTTCTTCAGAATAAAATAAAGCATCGAATAAATGTTTAAGTATTATTTTTTCTCCTTTATAAATATCATAAAAATAAAAAATGATAGCTAGCATATATTAATATACTAACTACCATTTTTAAAATTATTTTTCTAAGCCAATTTTTTGAACCTTACCAAATAATCCAACAGTATATCCTGTAGGGACAATCCATTGGTCTTTTGGTGCAACTGGTAAAATACCAGCTTCGTCAATGTAAGCCATTTCTAAATCAGTTAATCCTTGACCAGTCATAATTTGATAGTCAGAGATTAATTTACCGCCAGGTAATACTTTATTTTTAATTACATGGCTATAATCTTTACTCATAATTTTTCCTCCCTGTTACATCACATAACACTATCAATTTCTTGATATAATTCGCTAATTCTTTTTTTCATACGATACAATTCTTTAATTTTATTTACATCTGTTAAAGCAACATACATTTCTTTCAATGTAAATAAAGAAAACAAGTTAGTATTTTTATTACAAAATTCTATTGCATTCATAATAGACATCGCAATATCTTTACGTTCATTAAATTCATTACTATAAACAACGTCTTGTTCAATTTCCCAATCTTGATTAGTTTTCGTATTGAAACAACGAACATATACTTTAGACTGCTCATGAAATAAATAATCTTTTAAAGTTAAATGGATTTCAAATAGACAATTTTCGTTGATTGCAATCAAAGTTGTTCTATAACCATTATTGGTAGGATGCACAACAACATTAGTTTTGTACCCTAGTTCTCTCAAAATTAATTTTAATCCTGTAGTTTTAATCTTAGTGTTTTCATTTTATTTCTCCTCATATAAATATATATATAAATAAGTGCGAAGCGTTGATATAAAAAAATAAAAACTCAATTAAAAAAAATGAGTCACCTTCACACCAACATATCTTTCACCAACATTATACAAGGAACTCTTCGCCATGTATAATGGTACTTTTAATTTATTTTTATATTTATATATATTATATTGCTATATAATATACATAAATATAAAAATAAAAAGGGCAGTATTTCTACTGCCCTATTATTTCTATTTAGATTTTAGTACTAAAAAGATTTGTGGGTCTTTAATCCCATCATGATAGGTGATAAATGTTTCTGCTCGTTCGCAGATATAATCTCCTTCAAATGGAGCTTTCACTTTATCTACCATATCTTTTTGTTCTTTAATAGAACTAAAATCTTTTTTATCGATAAATGGAATAGCATATTCGCCAATAATTTTGTTACCTACAGCAACAATTTGGCGACAATCTTTTCCATTTACTCTTATATATCCACGAAGTTTTACTTCTTTATCTAGTAAAGAAGGTAAATCAAACACACCATTAGCTTTTACTCTAACTAAGAAATGTTTTTGATTTATTTCTTCTTCCATATTAGCAAGAATACTTTCATGGATATTTTTACACGCATAGAATTTGTCATCAATTTTTCTGATAGTGTAAATACCGTCAGGAATTTGATTAAAGTCTCCTACCGCGTAGCGGTCTTCTTTAATAGAATATCCCATTTTGAATTCGACTACTTCGCCATCTTCAAATGTACATTCTACTAATTTATTTTTTGTTGTTTTAGATTTATTAATAGATGATAATAATAATTCATCTGTTAAAATTCTATCAACAACAGAAGACACTACATCAGAAGAGTTTTCATCTTCTAGCGTATCACAAGAGTCAGCACAAATTTTAATACCAGTTAAGCAAGCATCAACACCTATATATCCATGACTTGTTAACACAAAACGCATAGTATTACGTAATGCACTAAAGAAATCATTGAATTTATTGTTGACAGCTTCTCTAGCCACTTTATCTAATTCGCCTTTTAATGTTTTTCGTAATTCGGATTTCATTTTAGAACGAGCTGTTGATAAAGTCATATACTGACCTTGCAAGAAACGTACTAATCGAACGACTTCTTCTGGAATGTCTTTAACACGATTACGTGCAATTCCGTTTAAGCGTCCAATTTTTTGTTTCTTTTCTAGTAACTCTTTACATTCTTCTACAACAACTTTCATGGCATCATCAATATCTTGAGCCATGGAATTGTCATAAAAACAAGTTACATTAGTTTCGGTTGCTACATAATAAGACTTCATTTTTCCTTCTACATGAATATCTTTTTCATTCCATTCATGTTTAAGTAATAAATTCTCTCTGCTTTTAATTCTATTTTTTATCCCAGATAAAGTTCTAGTATTAAAAGCTTTTTCGAGCAACTCGAAAGTTTTATAGGCATCGATATCGCCTTCTTGAGCTTGACGGCCTAAGTTTTGAATATCAATACCTACCTTAATAATATTTTCTAAAGTAGGTTTTGCATCTTTCATATTAGATAATAAAACTTTTTTAGAATTCTTATTAAGTTTTTCAATGGTGTAAATTTTCAAGCCACTATCTATATCGATAGTTTCATTAGAATACATTTTGTATTCTTCATTATTACCTTTGAAAATGTTCAGAAACTCTTGGCAATGCTTTACGAGTGCATTAACTATTGTAGTATCACCATTTACCATAGCTTTCTTGGCTTCGATTTCTAAATCGTTACCAATGCCATAATTAATAGTAGTGACACCAATAGGGTCAATACCTGCACCAATAGTTTCCATAAAAACTTCTCTTGTAATCATAATGTGTTTCCTCCTCACAATATTAGATATTGAATATTATAGACAGACGGTTGCAATGCTTTGTGTCTTTTCCATGATAGCGATAACTTTTTCATCAGTAATAATGAACATTTTGTCGCCATCAAAGTCAGAACCAGCGTGCAAGTTTAGTACGATGCCATATGCTGGACACACAACTAAACCGTCTTCAAGAGCTAATAATAATTTTTTAAAGCACATAAATGCACCTTTAATCATTACTTTTTTAGCTCTTTCCAAATATTCATAATAAGAAATCGCAATGTAAATTCCGAATTCATGGTTACCCATCTTCGGATACTTAGTAATAGCTACTTTCTTATTTTTCTTATTTTTAGAGATATATATTTCATTTACTTTCAATAATCGTTCTTTACAGAATAATAATGAAAGCTCAGGTATCATAAAGCCATAAAAACCTTCGACTTTAAATGATGCCTTATATACATCTCTACTTAGTCCCTCTAACAAATTATCGACAGAATTCCTATAGGAATTTGCTAATTCATTGTTTACAATATCTGGACGTAATGTTTGTAATACAGACATTCTGTCCCCTAACAAGTCACCAGCAGATACTTTAATTCTGCTTTTTTCTTCATCTGTTAAATCACCAAGAAGCTTACGCTTTTTATCTTTAACAGTTTCTCTGATGCGGTCTAAGAATAATTCTCTTGCTTCATCAGGACTTGCTAGTTTCAATGTTTTATAAAGTTGAGTAGATGCATTATGCATATCTTCCTCATCTTCATGAGACATTTCAAGAATATTAGTATATGCTTTAGCTTCTGGATTAAATGGAGCTTTCACACCGTTCATATCTGTGAACCAACATACAGGTTCTTCAGGATTAAATCCTGAAGTATGAACGATAACTACTTTACCCCAGAATTTACTGTCCTTATTTTTACATAAGGCTTTAATAAATTCTTCTCGACTTTCGTCTCCATCAGTTTCTACGAAATAATGTTCTACTTCATTAAAGCTATTAATATAATGATTAATAGCAACTTCAGGAACAGCTAACCAAAAGCATTTAGTACTAAGAGGGCGGGCTTGTAAGCCCATACCTAATATTGTGTTTTCTTCCACTTTAAAATGTAGCGGATTAATTCGATTATTAATTTGTTTAGTCAATTCTTTACTATTATAGTAACCATGACCATCTGCAAATTCCAAATCTTCTCCTTTTACATTTGTTTTACAAGAAAACGTTCCGAAAAAGATGGCGTAACAATTACTTACTGCACATTCAGCCATAAAGGCTTTAATTTGTGCCAGTCTAGTACTTGCTTGCGACCATTTTTTCTTGTTATCTGCCATATTGAATCCGACATTAGCTTTTAAATGTTTATACATACCATATAAACATTTCTCATTAAAAACTTTGATATCGAATTCAGGGTGATTTACGCAATACAAAATAATTTTATTTTGCTTTAAATTCCCAGCAGACGAAATTGCATCACAATTTAGATATATATCTTCGTTAGCATAATCTAACGCATCGTATCCATATTGTAATGCTTTAGAAAGAACGTATTTAGTTTTTGCCTCATCAAGTACTACACCTGTAAAGCAACTTACTAATAATTCTTCCTTGTTTAGAATATAAAACGAACCATTATATTTATATATTGGTCGTTTCGCAATATATTCTAAACCACTTTGGTTGATACAGGTGATACTAATATATGCATCAGAGAAGCGTGAAATAATACTTCTTAAACGCATATCATTATTCCCTGTAACAACACAATCTGTTTTAACACTGCTTTCTAAGAAAGGACTTTCTCGATTAACAGTGCTTAGAACAGTCTTAGCTGAAAAATTTACAAAAACCTCTTTCTCATCTACGGATGCTAAATGTAATTCAAGATAAGAAAATGGCTCGTAAATTTTTCGAGCCTTAACGCTATCTAAAGGTTCAGAACAAAAAGCATATATATCTTTGCCCTTAACTAAACTTCTTACAGCGTTAATGTTTTTGATGGTGATTAAGTTTTCCATGGTTTTACCTCCTATATAGAAAACAAAAATAAAAATTAAGCCTATATATTTTTATATAGTGCTTACTACCATTCTCCTTTTAAAAAATAAAAAGAAAAATAATAGTAAGCACTATATAGAGAATTAAATCTCTACATAGTGCTTAATTTAAATTATTTAGTTTCTTTTTCCTTATAACCCTGTGCAATGTCATAGACATTCACAATAGGATTACCTTTATAAGATGCAGAAGCTAAACAATTTTTGGTACCACCATCAGTACCATTCCAGTAGCAAACTGTCATATCTGACTGTTCGACCATCCAGACATTACGCAGTTGCATCCCCTTAGCAGAATATTTCAAATTAATTAATTTACCGCTATCGCAGTATTTTAATAATTTCTTATATTCTGCACGGGAAGTTGGTCTCCAATAAGCATATTGTCGTAAACATGGAATTGCTCCAATGATTTCGACTTTAATGCCTTTGGTTGCATAGTATTTTTGACAAGCTTTACAAGCACGCACAAATATACTATCAATCCCCAACGCCATTCCAGAAATTAATTTGAAATGTTTAATCCCTTCTTTAACTTTACATTCAATTGTTTTCCAAAGAAAATATTTGAATGCATCAAGAATATATTTATTCTTGTCACTAAACGCTGACCAAACATGATTAAGTTTGTCTGGTCTATGACCAGTTACATTAATCACGAATGTGTCCGCAGAAGCAGATTTAACATTTTTAATTTCAGAAATTTAAATAAAGTTCATGGTGAACCTCCCTGCCTTAATGGCTAAAAATAAATAAATATATATATTAATTTCCTGACTTATTAAAAAGCCAGAAAAATAATAGTTAACTTAATTATATAAGGATAAAGAAACGTCGAAGCATATATATCTTGTAGTGTCTTTCCCCAAAAAGATACATGGGAAACACCAAACATATGTTCGCTTCTTATTAGCAATGTCCATAGGACATTACCTCCTTATACAATTAAAATAAAATATACTTATTAAATAAAAAAAGATACTCATTACAATTATTTTTTATATATACAAAAAATAACTATAATCAATATCATTTTTTACTTA